AGTAATCACCTTATACGCTGGCTACTCATCCCCCTACCAACACTAGGCTACGGTGGCCCCAGAAAGAAAGAACTATAATGAATACTACTACTATGGCAGGAGAAGTAACCACTCCCAAAAAGGTTGCATTTGTAGATAGGAAGAGTGCTAACTCAAACCGCATTGATAAAGATGAGGAAGAGCTAAAGCAACTACTTGCAGATAAAGAAGATGCACCAGAGGCTCAAGCACAAGAAGCTGAACCTACTAATGCAGAAGAGAAAAGTTTTAAGAAACGTTACGGTGATCTTAGGCGGCACATGCAAGAGAAAGAAAAGTCTTGGGAAGATAAGTTTAGCCAACTAGAGACACAGTTAGGTGACGTTACACGTAAAGAGATTAAGCTACCTAAGTCTGATGAAGACATTGATGCATGGGCAGCACAGTATCCTGACGTAGCAGCCATTGTAGAAACAATTGCAATTAAAAAAGCTCGTGAACAGTCAGAAGGTTTAGAGAGCCGTGTAAAAGAAATAGATGAAATGAGAGCTACAGCATCTCGTGAGAAAGCAGAAGTAGAACTGTTAAAGGTTCATCCTGACTTTGGTGAGATACGAGATAGTGATGACTTTCATAATTGGGCAGAAGAACAACCTAAGTGGGTTCAAGATGCTCTATACGAAAATGATACAGATGCTCGTTCTGCAAGTCGTGCAATTGATTTGTACAAAGCAGACATGAATATTAGCACAAAGAAACCTGCAAGCAATAGAGATGCTGCACGTTCTGTTAATCGTACTAGTCGTAATGCTCCTGATACAGGTAGCAAAGACGGTACGTTTAGTGAATCGCAAGTTGCCAGTATGACAACTAATCAATATGAAAAAGCTTCCGATGCGATTATGGAAGCAATAAGAACTGGAAAATTTATTTATGATATGTCTGGTTCTGCACGATAAAATACTGTTGACAAATAAAATTAATACAGTATAACTATAGGTATAATCATTATTAGCCGCCCATTGGGTCTACCTAATAATAAACTACCAAATACAAAACTAAACAATACGTAAGACTTACCTGTTCAAGTATAGGCCCATAACATTATTGGTAGGCCAACTGATAATAATATGCACCCTAGAAAACGTACAGCCTCTATGTGATAATGTTTAGCTTATAAGCAAGCCTAAACTTTATAGGAGGATATAATGGCTTTTACAACCGCATCAGGTTATGGGAACTTACCTAATGGTAATTTTAGTCCTGTAATCTACTCCAAACAGGTACAACTTGCCTTCCGCAAGTCTACCGTAGTAGGAGATATTACTAACTCTGATTATTTCGGAGAGATCAGTGGTCAAGGCGATACCGTCAAGATCATCAAAGAACCCGAAATTTCAGTCTCGGAGTATGCACGTGGCACAAATGTCACAGCCCAAGATTTACAAGATGAGGACTTCTCACTCGTTATTGACAAAGCTAACTACTATGCTTTTAAGATGGACGATATTGAAGAAGCACATTCTCATATTAATTTCATGGACTTAGCAAGCAATCGTGCAGCTTATCGTTTGTCTGATCAGTATGACCAAGAGGTTCTTGGCTACATGTCTGGTTATGCACAGGCTTCTAAACATGCTGTTGCAAGTGCTCTTAACACAACTGTTAATGGTACTAAGTCAGTAGCTACTGCTGGTTCTAATGAACTGCTTTCTTCAATGCAGCTTCATAAAGGTGACTTCGGTAACATTACAACAGCATCTGCTGGTACTCATTCTATTCCAGTAACTGCTCGTATGCCTGGAGCTACATCACTACCTACAGCAACTGTTTCCCCTGCGATGATTATCTCACGCATGAAGCGTTTGCTTGACCAACAGCAAGTTGATTCACAGAATCGCTGGCTGGTAGTTGATCCAGTGTTTATGGAAATTCTTGCTGATGAAGATTCACGTTTTATGAACGCTGACTTCGGTGAGTCAGGTGGACTACGTAATGGTCTAACTGTAAATAACTTCCACGGTTTCCGTGTCTATACATCTTCCAATCTACCTGCCCTTGGCACTGGACCTGGAACATCAGGCACAGCTAATCAATTAACAAACCTTGGTGTTATTGTTGCTGGACATGATTCTGCTGTTGCAACTGCGGAGCAAATCAATAAGACAGAAACATATCGTGATCAGGACAGCTTTGCTGACATTGTTCGTGGTATGCATCTATACGGCAGAAAGATACTTCGTCCAGAAGCTATCGTCACTGCTCGTTATAACGCAGCGTAAGGGAGGATATAACTTATGGCTACTTTTGATATGACTTCCGTTGATACTGCTGGTGTTGGGGCAAGCTCTATTGCTGTTCCAACTAATGTAGGAAACACTGTACGTACCATAGAATCAATCTTAGATATTGATGCTATGATTACTGCTGGTGCTACTATTGCTAATGGTGACATTTTTCAACTACTAGAAATTCCCTCCGAATCAATCGTGATTGCTGCTGGTGCGGAAATTATGAAGTCCTTTACTGCAAGTTGTACTTGTGATATTGACTTTGGTGGTGGAGATGACATCATTGATGGTGCTGCTCTTGATGCTGCTGCTGGTACATACCTTGTAAAAGGTAGTAACGGTGAAGCTAATATTGTAAACACTGGTGCTGCATCTACGTATGCTGCAGAATCACTAGCTCTTGTTGGTGCTGCAGATACCATTGATGTAACAATCGCTGGTGCTGCTGCAGCTACTGGACGCTTACGTGTCTATGCAGTAGTTGTTGACGTATCTGCCGCAATGACAGAACCTGCAGTCGCTCAACGTGACTTAATTTAAAATAACTTTAGGGGCTGGTATTGTACTGGCCCCTTTAGCTCACCTAAAGGAAACCTAATGGCACTTACATTTTTATCATTAACTAATGATGTTATCATAAGAATGAATGAAGTAGAACTTACATCTACTACATTTTCTGCAGCTAGAGGTGTACAAGTCCAATGTAAAAATGCTGTTAATGAAGCTATAAGATATATTAATCAAAGAGAGTTTGGTTATTCTTTTAATCATGCTACTAATAGTTCTACACTTACTGCTGGTGTAGCAAGGTATACGTTACCTACAAGTACAAAGTCTGTAGATTACAGCACTGCTAGAATTAAAAAAGACACAGATGTAAATGCATCTGGAAATAATTTAAGAACATTAAACTATAATGAATATGTACAAAAAGAATATGCTACACAAGAAGATGAAGTTGTAACCACAACATTAAATGGTTCTCACTCTAGTTCTGTAGCCACACTAACACTAACATCTACTACAGGTCTTGATGCTACAGGTCTTGTATTTATAGGTAGTGAGCAAGTTACTTATACAGCAATATCAGGTAGTGACATTACAGGCTGTACTCGTGGTGCTAATAGTACTACTGCAGCTACACACAGTAGCGGAGTAACTGTAACGCAATTTGAGAATGGTGGCATACCACAGTTTATAGTACGTTCACCAGATAACAATTATTTATTATATCCTTTACCAGATAAACAATATACATTAGCATTTGATTACTTTACATTTCCCAGTGACTTAGATGCACATGGAGATACTACTACTATACCTGACAGGTTTGCTCCTGTAGTTGTAGATGGTGCTGCTGCTTTTGTGTATCAGTATCGTGGAGAAGGACCACAGTATCAGATAACATTTGACAGATTTCAACAAGGCATTAAGAATATGCAAAGTCTTCTTATTAATAAGTATGAGTATGTTAGGTCTACCCACATAGAAAGATCAACAGGCTACGGTAATACTATGTCAGGAACTATTTCTTAATGCCCGATAATGCTCAACTACAACCTGTTGCATTTAACTGTCAAGGTGGATTAGTCCTTAACCGTTCTAGTTTCTTAATGGACCCAGGACAAGCAATAGAGTTAGAAAACTTTGAACCTGATATTCAAGGTGGCTATAGAAGAATAAATGGATATACTAAATTTGTTAATCAAGTAATTCCTATTACAAGTAGTAGTGCAGAAGAACCTTTAATGGTAGCCTCTTTTAATAATAAAGTATTAGCAGCTAGAGGTGAAAAAATATTTTCATCTGCATCGACACAATTAGCTATTCGTGTTGAGTCAAGTACCGCTATGACAGGTTCAGGTGCATTAACCGTAGATTCTACTACAGGTTTTTCTAGTAGTGGTACTATACAAATAGCTTCAGAGATATTTACGTATACAGGAGTTACATCAAATTCTTTTACAGGGGTAACTAGAGCTACTTCAAGCACTACTGCTGCTGCACATAGTACAGATGCTTCTGTGTCAGAAGATTGGGCAACACTAGATACAGGAAGAACTAGTGCTAAGAAATATCAATTTGAAAGATTTAACTTTGATGGTAACGAAAAAATTATTTTTGTTGATCAAGTTAATGCACCTGTAGTTTTTAATACTTCTTTATCTGCCACAGATGTTAGTGACAGTAGCGTAGCAGGTGCAACTGTTGTAGCTGCATATAGAAACCATATGTTTTATGCAGGTAAATCTACTACACCACAAGAAGTAATATTTAGTGAACCTCTTAATGAAGATGGGTTTAACTCTGGCTCTGGTGCAGGAAGTGTTAAAGTAGATGATACTATTGTTGCATTAAAAGTTTTTCGTAATAGTTTATTTATTTTTTGTGAAAATAGAATATTTAAATTAACAGGTTCTTCTAGTTCTAATTTTGTTGTAGAACCTGTAACTAGAAACATTGGTTGTATTAATAGTTTTACTGTACAAGAATTTGCAGGTGATTTAATATTTCTTGGACCAGACGGTTTGCGTACTATTGCTGCTACAGAACGTATTGGTGATACAGAGCTAGGTACAATTAGTAAAAATATACAATCTATTTTTGATGAACAAATTAGTAACTCAGTAGATTTTGATAGTGTAGTTATTCCTGATAAAACACAATATAGAATATTTTTTAATAGAACAGGTCAATCTGCTGCACTTTCTAAAGGAGCTACTTGTGTTTTAAAAAAAGAAGGTTTTGAGTTTTCAGAACTTAAAGGTTTTAAAACTACATGTACAGATACTTTTGTAGAAACAGGTGATGTAATTGTTTTACATGGAGATATAAATGGCTTTGTACAAAGACAAGAAATAGGAAGTACCTTTGATGGAACAACTATAAAAGGTAAATATAGAGGACCAGACATGGTGTTTGGTGATTCTGGTATACGTAAACATATGCAAAAGGTTATTATTAACTATAGACCTGAAGGAAGTGTTGATGCTGATTTAATACTACGTTATGATAATGAAGATAAAAACTCAGCTAGACCAGCAGTATATCCATTTTCTACAGATAATTTAGCAGCAGCATATAATAGTGCTGTATATAGCACAACCTCTAGTGCTACTCAATTTACCTATGGTGGAGGTCAAGACCCTTTAGATAGAAAGTCAGTAGAGGGATCAGGATTTTCTGTAATACTTAAAGTAGAAGATGATGGAACAAGTAACCCTTATTCTTTAAAAGGGTTTCAACTAGAATATCAATTAGGAGCTAGACGTTAAATGGGTGCTACATATACAAGACAATCAACTTATGCAGATGGAGATACTATTACTGCAGCACACACTAATGATGAGTTTGATCAGTTATTAGCTGCTTTTGCTGCAAGTACAGGACACACACATGATGGTACTACAGGTGAAGGTGGACCTATTAGTACAATGGCAGGTCATGCTTTAACGTTTGGTGCAGGTACTTCAGGTACAGATATTGTTATGACCTTTGATGGTGAAACAAATGATGGTCAATTAAAATGGATGGAAGATGAAGATTACTTTGAGTTTTCTGATGACATACTTATGGCTACTACAGAAAAGTTACAGTTTCGTGATACAGCTATTTATATTAATTCTAGTGCAGATGGGCAGCTTGATCTTGTAGCTGATACAGAAATACAAATTGCTGCTACTACTATTGATATTAATGGTCTTGTTGATATATCAGGTAATTTGTCTGTAGGTGGTAACTTAGATGTTACAGGCACGTTTGATCTTAGTGACTCTAACTTTACTAATGCTGGTGACATACAGTTAGACAGTATATCTGGTGATGCTGACTCTAATACAAGTATAACATTTAGTGGATCAGATGTAATTACAGTTGCTACTGGTGGGTCTACTGCTTTTACTGTAAATGCTTCTCAATTAATTACTGCTAGTGCTGGTATTACTTCTACTGCTGCAGCAAATACTTTAGGCACTACAAGTTTTAATGATGCTAATATAACTAA